ATTAGATGGAAACGTATTGCTGTTAATGAATTAACATCAACACAATGGTATCATCATGAAGGTGAAGATAAACCTTATAGGCATCGGTGGCATCTTGTTACTGATGAATTAATAGTTCAAAATTGGTCTCCTAATTGGACAGAACATAATTCTTGTTGTGATATGATATTCACTAAAGAAGGAGATTATTATATTGGGAAAGTTTCCACAGATAAATGTATTGTGGGTGGCGGTATTGTTAAAAGTATGGTAGAATTTAATGGTAAAACCTATAGAAGCAAAGACCAAGGTTGGAAAGACGGTCAAGTTGTATGGGGTGATGATGTAATTTACGAGTTTAATAAACTATGAAAGAAGAATTATTAAAACTATTGAAAGAGAATGCTTATAGAAAAGGAGAGTTTAAATTATCTTCGGGTAAAACTAGTGAGCATTATGTTAACTGTAAACCAGTTACTTTGAATGGAAGAGGATTAACTCTTGCTAGTATAATGTTATTGGAACATGTTGAGAAAGATTCTGTAGCAGTAGGAGGACTTACTCTTGGTGCAGATCCTATAGTGTCTGGAGTAGCAGTTGTTGCTGGTTTAGATAAAAGGTTACTTGATGGTTTAATTGTCCGTAAAGAAGCAAAGGGACATGGTACAGGTGCATGGATAGAGGGTCCTGAGTTGCCAGAAGGTTCTAAGATAACAGTTTTGGAAGATGTAATTACTACAGGTGGTTCTGCTATTAAAGCTGTGAAAAGACTTCGTGATGCTGGATATAAGGTAGAACGTGTTGTTTCTATTGTGGATAGGCAAGAGAATGAAGAGGCAACAACTGCCATGAAATTAGCAGGATTAGAACTCTATAGCATATTCACAATAGGAGATTTGAGTGAAGAAAAAGAAACCGTTTAAACTTAACTGTTTCGGTTTTTTAGGACTTGTGCTATTATTAAGTGGAGTCGTTTCTGGTATAGTTGTTTATTATGCTATAATGGAAATTATAAAATGAAATTATTATGATCACTAAAGAAAAACAAAGGAATCAAGTTAAATCTAAATTCTATTACATCTTTTGGGGTGTTGCAACAGCATCAGTTGTATTGGGTCAATTATATGTTGGTTCTGGATATAGAGGATTTGCTCGTTCATTGAATAGAATCTTTGATACTATTGAAGTGCAAGTTAATGGTAATCCTTATGAAAGATTTTACTGATGCGTCCAGAAACTAGAACAGCAATGGAGATGTTGTTCTGTGCGAAATGGAATGTTCCACAGGCATCAAAGCATTGCAACCTTACTCGTAAGGAGATGATGATTACCTTTAATGAGTATTGTGCCTTACATGGAACAACTTATAATAAATTTGATACTGAAATTCAATTGGAATTAAATTATGAAGATACCTGATACGTTAGAGGATTGTTTTTTTGTTTCTTTAATATTTCTTGAAGAGTTTGTCAAAAGAACATTAATTGGTGTATACTATATGTGGCAAAAATTTGATTATTGGAATTTTAATCGGAAGTTACCGAAATGAAATCATTGAAAACACCTCTTAGATATCCTGGTGGTAAGTCTCGTGCAGTCACAAAGATGGCACAATTCTTCCCAGAACTTAGAGACTATGTAGAATATCGTGAACCATTTTTAGGTGGTGGAAGTGTTGCGATATACATTAGTAAGATGTATCCTCATCTAAAGATTACTGTTAATGATCTTTATGAACCTTTAATAAACTTCTGGATTAATCTTCAGATGTTTGGAGATGAATTATCATCAGAGATAAAGAAGTTAAAACTTGCTCATCCAAATCCAGATTCCGCAAAGGGACTTTTTATTGAATCAAAGGACATTATCAATGACAGTACAAAAACAGATATCGAAAGGGCAGTTGCTTTCTATATTGTTAATAAGTGTAGTTTCTCTGGTCTCACTGAGTCTTCCTCGTTCTCAAAACAAGCATCAGACTCCAACTTCTCCCTCCGTGGAATCGAAAAGTTACCAGAGTATTCCGAAATAATTTCTCATTGGCATATCAATTCATATTCATATGAATATTGTTTTAGAAATGATATTCATGATGGATTGTTTATGTACTTAGATCCTCCTTATGATATTAAGGATAATCTTTATGGTAAGAAAGGTGCAATGCATGAAAAATTTAATCATGATAATTTTTCAGAAGATTGTGATAAACCAGATGTAAATATGATGTTAAGTTATAATTCATCACAGTTAGTTAAAGATCGTTTCAAAGATTGGACTGCTATTGAATTTGATTTAACATATACTATGCGTTCTGTTGGTGAATATATGAGAAATCAGCAACAACGTAAAGAATTACTTTTGTTAAATTATAATGTCTAGACTATGGAGGATATGGAAGTATGCGTTGGGTAGCTTCTCTGATGAAAGAACTAAACGATACGACAATCACGTTGTTCTGGTACGTTCTCTTATTTTCTTTTCTTATCTCATTACTAATTGTTTTATTATTGCAGGGGTGATTCGACATTGGAATTAAAAGGCTGGTTAAATTCTATCAATCAAACTAAGAAGAATCTTATTGATGAAGATCCTTCTATAGAAAAGGATTATTCTCCATATGTAATCAATCGCATTTATTCAGGACATCTTGATTCTGTGATGTTTGCTAATGAGATGAATAAGTATCATTTTTTACCAAAGAAGATTCAATATGATTTTTTACTAAATAGTCTGAGAGTTAAGAAGAGGTATGCTCCTTGGCTCCGTAAAGATGAGATTAAAGATCTTGACTTGGTGAAACGTTATTATGGTTATAGTAACGAAAAGGCAAAACAAGCTCTACGAATCCTAACAAAAGACCAAATTAATTTTATAAGATCTAAGTTTGAAACTGGAGGAAGACAATGAGCGTGGTTCAAGAGCCTGTGGTTAAGTGGACACCAGAACAAATGGTGGAGGTAACACTTAATGAACCTGATGATTTTTTAAAAGTCCGTGAGACTTTAACAAGAATTGGAGTAGCATCCCGAAAAGAAAAGAAGATATATCAATCATGTCATATACTTCATAAGCAAGGAAGGTATTATCTTGTACACTTCAAGGAACTTTTTGCCCTTGATGGAAAACATGCTAATCTTACCAGCAATGATGTTCAACGTAGAAATCGTATTGCTCAATTACTTGCTGATTGGGGATTAGTAACTGTTGTAGATGGTGAAAAAATACAAGATATTGCACCTCTAAATCAGATAAAAGTATTAGCATACAAAGATAAAGGCGACTGGATACTAGAGACAAAGTATAATATAGGTAGCAAGAAGAAAAAAGTTGACGAATAACCTATCTAACGGTATCACAGAACGTCTTTTCTATACAATAGGTAAAAGACCTGATAGTGCTACTAAACGTGATCTCTACATGGCATTAAGTTATGCTGTAAGAGATCAAATGATGTCTTATTATCTTACAGATTCTAAACCCCAGAAAGAGGTATCGTATCTTTCTGCTGAATTTTTAATAGGACCACAACTTGCTAATAATCTTTTAAATCTTGGAATACAGAAAGATGCTGAAGAAGCATTAGATGAATATGGTTATAGTTTAGATGATATTTTTGAGGTAGCAGAAGAACCTGGATTGGGTAATGGTGGACTAGGACGTTTGGCTGCCTGTTATATGGAGTCTCTAGCAACGTTACAAGTACCTGCTACTGGTTATGGTATAAGATACAAGTATGGTATTTTCAAGCAGGAAATAAGAGAGAATCAACAAAGAGAAGTTACTGATAATTGGTTACATGGAGATTGGCCATGGGAGATGTGTTATCCAGATGAATCAGTCACAGTTGGTTTTGGTGGTAGAGTAGAACATTATATTTCTGATAGAGGTAATAATAGAGTTCGTTGGGTTCCTGAAGAGCAAGTAATTGCTGTTCCTTATGATGTATTACAATTAGGTTATAGAGTTAATACTTGTAATAGATTGAGATTATGGAGAGCAGATGCTACTGAGACTTTTGATTTCTATGCATTTAATATTGGAGATTATATGGGTTCAGTAGAACAGAGTGTTTCTTCTGAAACTATTTCTAAAGTTTTATATCCTAATGATGGGACAGATCAAGGTAAGCAATTAAGATTAAAGCAACAGTTTTTCTTTGTGAGTGCTTCTCTTCAAGATATGATAAGAAGTTTAGAGAAACGTGATATATCCCTAGAACATTTTCCAGAATATTATCAGGTTCAGTTAAATGATACTCATCCAGCAGTTGCTGTTGCAGAAATGATGAGATTACTTGTGGATGATAATCATATTGAATGGGAGGCAGCATGGGAAATAGTAACCAAGTCTATTGCATATACTAATCACACTTTACTTCCAGAAGCATTAGAGAAATGGGATTTAATATTATTTGGTAATTTACTTCCCAGACATTTAGAAATCATTTATGAGATTAATCGTAGGTTCTTACAAACAGTAAGACTTCATTATCCTGGTGATGATAGTATGTTGGAGAAGATGTCTATTATTGATGAACGTGGTAATAAGTCTGTAAGAATGGCACATCTTGCCACAGTAGGTTCCCATCATGTAAATGGTGTTGCTGAATTACATTCTCAATTAGTTAAAACACAATTGATGCCAGAGTTTGCTGATTTATGGCCTCACAAGTTTACTAATGTAACTAATGGTGTAACACCACGTAGATGGTTAGCATCATCCAATCCTCCACTTGCAGAAGTTCTTAATGATTATGTTGGTTCTGATTGGGTATCCAATATGGATTTACTTGAGAAGTTGATGGATAAGCAATATGATCCAGAACTTAATAAGAAAATTGAGAATAAAAAATTATTAGGTAAGCATAAATTATCAGTTTATATACAAGATGAACTTGGTATTAGTGTAGATCCTTCTAGTATGTTTGATGTGCAGGTGAAAAGAATACATGAATATAAGAGACAACATTTACTTGCCTTATGGGTAATCTCTCAATACATAAGAATTAAGAATGGGCAGACAGATAATATGGTTCCAAGGACTGTAATCTTTGGTGGTAAAGCAGCACCTGGTTATTATATGGCAAAATTAATAATTAATTTTATTTGTAATATTGCCGAGGTTGTGAATAATGATCCTGATACTAAAGATTTGTTGAAGGTTGTATTTCTACCAAACTATAGTGTTAAGTTGGGTGAGAAAGTATATCCTGCTGCTGATTTATCGGAACAGATTTCTACTGCTGGTAAAGAAGCATCAGGAACAGGTAACATGAAGTTTATGATGAATGGTGCTCTTACTATTGGAACACTTGATGGTGCTAACGTAGAGATACGTGAACTTGTAGGAGAAGAAAATTTCTTCTTATTTGGACATGATGAGAGTGGTATTCAGCAACTGTGGAGTGAAGGATATTATCCTCAAAATCATATGAGTAGTGAAGTTTGGGAAGTTATTAACCTTATTAAAGGTGGGCATTTTAGTCAGGGTGATAGAGAAACGTTTGAACCATTAGTAAGTAATTTATTAAATAATGATCCTTTCTGTGTCTTTGCAGATTTTTGTGATTATTGTGATGCTCAGGATAGAGTAAGTAGAGCATGGGTAAATCGTGATGCATGGAATCGTATGTCGGTTATCAACACTGCACGTTCGGGTTTCTTCTCTTCTGATAGATCGATTAGGGATTACTGTACAAAAATTTGGGGTATTCCTCACTGACAATTTTAAGTAGTTTTGGTTAAATAGTAATGTCGCCTTCGGGGACACAATTACACACTCGCTTTTAAAGGAGAACCATGACTAACTTAGCAACATATCACAGTGCCAACCTTCCAGAACTAATGAAGGTGATAAGACAAAATGGCATAGGGATGGATGATTACCTGGATCGATTCTTCAATTCTGATTTCCCACAATCAAACTACCCACCATATAATTTGGTACAATTAAATAATCATGAATCAAAACTCGAAATTGCACTTGCAGGGTTCAAGAAAGATGAAGTCAAAGTCTATACAGAGTTTGGAAAATTATATATTGAAGGCAAGAAAGAAGAATCAGAAGTTGATGGAACGTTTGTCCACAAAGGATTGGCTCAACGTTCCTTCAAACGAGTTTGGACGATCACAGATGATACGGAGATTAGATCCGTCAGCTTTGAAGATGGACTTCTAACTGTGGACTTAGCAAAGATTGTTCCAGATCATCATGCCAGAAAGGATTGGTTCTAAATAGAATCGTTCGAGATGGATCAAACGGGGTTCCTTGACGGAACCCTTTTTTATTGGTATAATTTGTAAAGGAAATGTTTTATCATGTCGATTAAATTAGCGGTACTTAAGTCTGGTGAGCAAGTTATTGCTGATGCTAAAGAATTAGTATCAGAAGAAAAGGTTCGTGGTTATCTATTCACAAGACCACATAAGGTAGTTTCTACTCAACCATTACTTCTTACTGAAGAGCAGAAAGATGATAATAGTTTAGAAGTAACATTATCACCTTGGATTGTATTATCTGCAGATAAAGAAGTTGTTGTTCCCACAGATTGGGTTGTGACTGTTGTTGAACCATTAGAATCAGTAGTAAAAATGTATGAGGAAAAGGTAAATGGATAAGGTAGTTAAATGTGTTTTAATTGACACTGATAATGTTCTTATAACTGAAATTGTTGAGATGGATGCTGAAATAGGTAATCCTAATTGTAAATTGATTAATCCATTACTATTCACTAGTTTGGATGATATGAAACCTTGGAAGTCTGATGTTACAAATCAAACTGAATTTATGATTCGTGCTGAAGATATCTTGACAATTGCAGATCCTACTGGTACAGTTATAGACAAATA